GATCGTCCTAACGTCCGCGCCGTGCGTTTTCAATCGCGCGCTGCTGCTCGCGGGCGTCGCGTTCCATGTAGCGGACGAAAGCGGAATACGCGTCGTCGTCCAGCGCGTCGACTTCGGCGGGAGTCATCCGCCAGTAGTGGCAGAAGGCGGCGAGGTTGCTGAGGACTCGCGCCCGGTAGGGTCCGCCAGTTGCAACGTCTCCGCGTCGACCGAGAACGAGAGATCCGCCCGGCCGGCCCATTCCCACAGTGTCGCCGCGTCGGGCATGTGTCCGGACCGGTCGGCGCGTCGGTACAGTTCACCAAACGCGGTGGCTTGCCAGCGGGTGGCGTCGTCGTCGGGATCTTGCAGAATGTCGGTCAGCGTGCGCCCCGACCCTTTCGATAGCGCGCGCATCGCGTCGGCCGACAGCCGTAGCGGCTTGTCGACGTGGATTGGTACGTCGTCCAGCGCCCACGCGGGCCGTTCGTCGTCAGTCATGGACTGCGCCTCCGTCGTTCGTCGTGTTCGTCCACACGGTGTCCGTATTGAGGATCCGGCCGATAGCCGCGCTGTAACGGTCCGCGACGCCGGCGGCCAGTTGTCGGGCCGCGGGGAAGAGGTAGCGGCCGTCGCGCACGATCGGCCGGGACGATTCGTGCGGCTTGCGGCGTGTCCCGCCAAATTCGATCCAGCCGGCCCAGGACACGCGCGGCGTTCCCATCCGGACCGCGGCACCCGTGCGCGTCCCGGACGTTCGCACCGTGTCCAGGAGCGCGCCGGCGTCGGTACTGCGCGTCTCGCGCGGGAGCGTCGATCGGGTCAGCATCGCGACAGGTTCCGCGGCTTGTCGGCCCGCTTCGCGGATCGCCTGGTACAGCGGCCCGGACTGGTCGGCGGCCATCCGGTTTATGTCGCGTCGGAGCGCGGCCATACCGACGATGCCGACGACGGGACCGGACGACGCCACGGCTACGCGGTGACAACCGCGGGCGGCGCGTCGAAGATCCAGTCGATATCCACTTCCGACGCGGTGCCGGCGGTTCCGCCCAGGAGCGTGAACGCTTGCGGGATCACGTTCCCCGTGATCGACGGATTGTCGACCGCGGCGACCCGCGACTTGTACGGGCGGACCGCGACCGGGCACAACGTCCCCGCCGACTGGTAGTCAGTCAGCGCCGTGTTCAACGTGTCGAACGTGGCGCCGACGTCGAAGGCTTGCGCGAGTTTCGCCTTGAAATGCCACTTCACGGATCCCGGATATTCTTTCTCGCCGCAGAACGTCACCTGGTCGATCGGTTTGTTTTCCGGTTCCACGGACACTTCCAGTCCGAGACACGAAAGGTTCGCCAGGCCGATCTCCACGTAACAGTCCGTCATCATCACGGGCGTGGCGACGGGCGGGACGGGATCGGTTCCGGCGGTCGGTTCGGGCGCGTAGTCGGTATCTGTCATGGGTTCGCCTTTCACACGCGGATTGTGAGGAGGAGATCGGCGGCGAGGACGTCGACGCCGGCGACACGGAGTAGCCGCCAGTTGTCTTGCGGGCCGATCTCCACTAGTTGCACGATCCCGCCGATAGGTTTCGGCGCCGCCGCGATCGCGTCATACGCGGCCGCTAACAGTTCGTCCACCCGGTCGACTTCGCCGGCGCCGGCCGCGGCCAACATCGGTAGCTGCGCGGTGTCGATCCCGAACGTCGGCGTGCGATAGTTCACGGTGCGCGGATAGCCGACGATGTACGCGGGCGGATTGAACGTCTCCGGCGGTTCCGGATAGGCGGGCACGGCCGGATCGATCGCGGCGAGGATCGGGACCAGCGCCGCCGCGACGGGTGCGCGCGTCCACGTCACCCGAACACCAGCGGCGCGTACGCGGAATACAGCGCGTCGATATCCGAGTCGAACCGGCCGACACGGATCACGCCGATTTCCCCCCATCCGATCGTCCCGTCAATCGAATCGCGCCGGCGGTACAGGCGGCCGGCGTGGAACAGACACGCTTCGTGACAGGTATCGGGAAGCGTCGTCGTGTCGCCCGGATAGATCGGGAGTCCCGACGTCGCGTCGTTCCCCAAGTGCGTTTGTCCGTAGTCGATGGCCGCCGCGAGCGCGGTCGATAGCACGGCGTCGGAGTCCGGATCCACGGCTAGCCGTAGGAACTTGCGGACTTCGGGCAGCGTCGGCCAGGCGGCCATCGTCTACGTCCTCCCCCTACTCGCGCGCCTTGCGGCCGCCGGTAGTGCTCCCCGACGTTGCCGCGTCGTCGGCGTCGGCGTCGCCGGCGTCCGCTTCGGCCATCGTCGGAAGGTTCGTCACCGCGGACAGGTCCAGCGGAACGTACGCGGGGCCAGCCAACGATCCCTGCGCGAAATAGCCGCCGTACGCGACTTGCACGCCGAGAATTGACGGTTCGATCACGGACAGGAGTCCGATCACTTCTTCGTACACTTCGTACAGGGAATCCGGGCCGACGATGCACGTTTTCGCGGCGAACGTCGGGACCACGATCCGCGGCAGTCCGAGAATGTCGCCGCGGAAATCCGCGAGTGACGATCCGCCGACGTCGAAACCGTTAGCCGAGTCGCCGCCCACGGCCGCGTCGGGCGGGAGAACGACGCGAGTCGTGTCGACCAGTGAACCGAGCGCGGCCCACACGTCCAGGGACACCCATAGGCGCGTCGGCATCCGTTGTCCGGCCGAGTAGGAGTGCATCGCCGCCGTATACAGCGCGTGGGTCCAGTCCGCGAGGACGGGCGTCGCGGGAAGCGCCGGCGGTTTCGTTCCGGTCGCCGCCGCGAGAAACGCGGCCGCGGTCGCGGTTTCGGTTTGGATCGCGTACACGTTCGCGAGATCCCGGACGAGAATGTCCCACGCGGACGGTTGCGTCCAGTCAATGTCCTGGCGGGAAATGTCGACGGTGCCGCCGTACGTCGCCTTCGTGAACGACACGGGCGCGATCGTCATTTTCCGCGACGGAAGCGCCGTCTTTTCGCCCGCCTGGACGCCTACCTGCGTGTGTTGGGTGATCTTCGGCCGGGTGAACGTCGTTCCGGGAATCCCGCCCAGCGCGCGGGCGCCGCCGAGTGACGTAATCAGCGGCCGGTTCGCGTCGATCAGGTCGACAACCTGGCCGACGATCGGCGTCGGCAGGATTCCGGTCGTGTCCGCGGTCGTTTGGTCGGCGCGCGTTTGGTAGATCCGGGCGGCCGCCTGGTCGTCCGGGATCCCGCGTTCCATGATCCCGTGGGCGCGCAGGTAGTCGACCAGATAGGCGCCCGCGCTTCGGTACTGGACTCGTTCGGGTGACACGTCGGCGCGTCGGCCGGCGCCGCCGGCGAACGTGTCGGGTGTCGGGCGCGGCAACGCGGACACGGTGGCGTCATGGGTGGCGCGCAACGCCTCAAATTCGGCCAGCGGTTCGATCTGTTGGTCCAGGAGTCCGATCCGGTCGCGGGCACGGTCCAGGAGTCCGCGTTCCGCTTCCGAGAGATCGCGATTCTCGACTTGTCCGAGGATCGCGTCCATGTTGGAGATTTGTTCGGCGCGCTCCGCGCGCATGTTTTCCAGGACAGGATTGGCCATAGCGAAACCTCACGCGTTCGACGTGTCGGGGCCGCTACATGCATGGCGCCAGACTGCCGGAACGACGGTGGCCCCGAACGGTGCCGCGAGTGCGGCGGCCGCGGGGCCGGCCGGTTCGACGGGTCGGCCGCGGTGTAGTGCTAGTCGGATCGTAAACCGTCGACGGTCGCCCGCCAACTATCTAACAGCGGGTGCGCGACGTCGACGGTCGGCCGGCGGTCCGGATCGAAAGCGGACCGGACCATCGTCACCACGGAATCCGTGTAGGCGGGAACCGGCGTCAGTGACACTTCCAGGAGCCGCGATTCGCTCCGTGTGATCCAGTCTTTGTGTTCGGGGCCGAGATCCGGCGCCCACGTCGCCGCCTGTTTGGTGACGTCGGACCGGATCGGTTGAAAACCGATCGACAGTCCGAGTCCGCCGTCCGCGGCTTCGCGGGCGGCGCGCTGCGCGTCGTCGGAGTCGGATAGGCGCCACACGCCCGATAGTCCGCCGTCGTCATGGGTCCAGGAGTCGGCCCGGCCGACCGGGTAGGACGTCCGATCGTGGAACACTAGGAGCGGAAGATTTTTCCCGCTTCCCGCCTTCGTGGACTGCGCGAACGATCGGGGCGCGTGGCGTTCCATGAACAGTCCGAGATCGGCCCAGGTGTCATAGGGCACGGCCCGGCCTTCCAGGAATCGGTAGACACGGCCGGCGCCGACCGCTTGCGCGTCGCGCAGTTCTAGCGTCGTCGTGTAGGTCCGCAGTTCGGGCGCGTCGATCATGGCGTTACGTTCCCTTCCCCGTCGCCGGCGTTCGGATCGTCGGGCAGTTCGGCGTTCGGATCGTCGGGTGAGACGGGCACCGTGTCGGCGCCGATCCCGGTCGCGCCGGCCATATCGGGCGGAAGTCCGATCTCCACGCGTGCTTCCGCGAGGGTCATCAGGCCGGCGCCGTATGCGGCGACGGCCGCGGTGGTCGACGTCGCGAGATCTTCCCGCAGGAGTTGCGATCGACGGAAACGGATCGACGTCCCGCGCGGTAGCCATGCGTTCGACCACACGTCCTCAAAGTCAGCCAGGACAGGTTCCAGGGACGTCCGCAGGACTTGTTGGTATTGCGGGCCGGCCGATCGGTACGTCATGCCCGCGACGGGCGCCCCGAGCCAGTAGCCGTCCAGGTTGAACATGTTCGCGACGTCCAGGAGCGACATACGGCGCGCTTCGGTTAGCTGCGTGTCCGAGGGTGACCATGCGAGCGGGATCACTTGCGTCCCCGCGGGTAGGAACACGGGTTCGCGTTGCGGGCCGTCAAATTTTTCTTTCCAGCGCGCCTTCGCGTCCTCCGCGACAGGTTCCGTAATTTGCGCTTGTGGAGTAATCACCGCGACGGACGGGACCGCGCCGCCGTCCAGCGCGCCCCGTTCGTACTCTTCTTCCATCGCGACGCGATCCAGCGTCGACAAGTGTTCTTCCACGACGCCGACACCGCGGACCGGATAGAGACGGTCGGCGCCACGCCGCACATGCACCACGTCCGCGAGCGGAAGCGGTTGGCCCAGGTAGGTATACGTGATCGCGTTTTCGTTCCACGGTTGCCACACGATGTAGACCCACGACGCCGGTAGCCACGTCGTCGCCAGCGGCCAACCGTCGACACCGCGCGCGGTCACGAGAGAGATCGCGTTCCCGGACAGTAAGTAGTCCTCCACGTTGCATTGAACGAACCACGATCCGGCCCGGTCCGGGTCCGGCCGCTGGCACAGACGCGGTGTCGGCGCTATCCGCGTGTAGGCGCGGTACGCGTCCATCGGCATTTGCTTGACCAGTCCGCCGAAAAGCTGCAACGCGCGCGCCACGGACGGGACGGTCCGCGCGGACGTCGTGTCGAACACATACGGGCCGGGCACACCGCGGGTAGTGCCGCCAGGCGGGGGAAGGATCGACGCGCCATCACGCCGAAACGCGACGCGCCGAGACGGGCCGGCGACAATCGTCACACGCGCACCTTACGCCCCAACTAGGCAAGGTGCGACTACCACACGCGGAACGTGCCGAGATCGGCGGGCGCATGATCCCACGCCCATATCGCACACGTCGCCGCCGTGAGCGGCGAGATCGACACGGACGATTGGCGGCGGCCCCACGCCCACGCGTCGCCCAGCGTCCGCCGGGCGGCGGACTGCGCGGCCGCGTCCAGGTTCGGATTGGGCCGGATCCGCACGGCCGGCGGGTCGACCGTCAGCGCGTCCAGGAGTCCCGCACACGCCGCCGCGTATTCGCGCGCTTTCAATCCGACCAGTCCGAAACCGTTGCGTTCCAGGACGTCCGCGACGTCCAGCGCGGGGCCGGCCGCGTCATAGCCGATGGCGCGGGGCCGCCAGCGGTCGACCAGTTCCGCGATTCGGGGCGCGACCCACGCGACGCCCGGCCGACAGTCCGCGACTTCGACCAGCGCGCCGGCGCCGTCCCGCCAGGCGGCGACGATCGCCGCGTCGGAACGGTCAACCGCGACGTCAAACGCGATCGCGACCGATCCGACGTCCGGTAACGCCATTTCCGGATCGGCGGCGGCCCGCCACGCCGCCAGCGGGATCACCCGCGCCACGTTCGACGTCCAGCGGTTCCCGTACGCCCGCGCGAATTCTTCGGGGCCGAGAAGATCCAACGCGGCGTGCATCGCCGGATCCCCGATCGTGCGCCCGTACGCCGGATGAAATTGGGGCCACGACGCCGGCGCGCACGGATCCAGTCCGTCCGCACAGGACCACTCAAAGTAGGCGACGCCTTCGCGACGGTCCGCGAGCGCCGCCGCCCGTCCCTGTTCCACGGACCCGAGCCACCACGTCGACGTCGCGTCGCCGGCCGTCGAACACTTCAAAACCTGCGCGTCCGGGCGAGTCGCCTGCGTCGGGACGATCGCCTGGTCCAGTTGTTGGCCGCGCACGAAATCCAGCGACCAGCATTCGTCCACCACGACAAGATCCGAAACTTTGGAGTGCAGCGCGGCCGGCGTCGGCGGGAACGGGCGGATCAGACCCGACGTCGGCGCCCACCGGACGTGTTCGGAACCGGCCGCCAACCGTAGGTGCGCGATCTCCCCGAAATCCGCGAGTAACGGCCAGTGTTCGTTCACCAGCCAATCCACCGCGTCTTTCCCGGTTTGCATCGTGAACCAGACCCGCGCCCGGCGGACCGTGATCCCCCGATGGTCCATCGTCGCCCCGAAAAGCGTCGTTTTTCCCGACTGGCGCGGGACCGTGACCAGGACCAGTTTGTAAACGAAACCGCCGGCGGCGTCGACTTCAAAACCGACGTCCGCGACGTACCGTTGCCACGGCATGAACGGCCGGCCTTGCGCGGCGGCCATCCGGCCAATCGCCGGCCCGAACGTCAGCCGATCAGGACTCCGACGTGTCGCTAGCGCCGGCGGCGGGCCGTGAGAGATCGGCCAACCAAACGTCGAAAGCGTCGACGGTGCGGCCAGTAGGTCCACCGGTCAGTCCCGCCGCCCGCCGCAAATCCAAGTACACCGCGTTTGCGCGCGACACGCCGTCCGTGTCCCTGGCCTTTTCCGCGACGTCGACCGCGCGCGCTTGCGCCCGCAGCGCGGCCCGTTCCGCCCGGCCCACGTCCGGGTGTCCGGACAGTTCCCGATCCAGTCCCGCTTCCACCCGGCCGGGCCGGACCCGATCACGTCCCGCCACGGCCGTTCCGTCCCGCCGTCACCCGGTTTGGGAGAAAAACCGCCGATGCGTACGGGATGCGCGCGCCTTCGCCACCAAAAACGCGCACATGCATGGATTGCCACCACGCGCGCGCCGTCCCGGAGGCCGACAGGACCATCCGAGTCGTTCGCGCGAATTTTTCCATGATGCACGGGCACAGTGTCACCCGTCCCCATCCTTCCCCGTGCTAGTGAGCGGATGGAACGCTGCACATGGGACCAGCACACAGGGTTCGACGTCGCGGGCGTCGCCTCGACCAGCACGTTGGCGCACGATGGTCAGGTGGCTACCGTCCACGTCGATCAGTGGTGCCCAGTAGATACCGTCAGTGAACCGCACCGCGTAGATAGCGGGGCAACCGTGGGCCAGGGATGCGACTTCAAGGGCCAGGTACTTACGGGCCGGTAGGTAACTGTCTGGGTAGTAGCCGAACGCATGGGTACGGGTCTTGATCTCGACCACCGCGTACATGCGGCCATGCTTTTCGGCCCAGTAGTCCACGGGGCACAGCGCCGCGAATGGTCGGATGACACAGGACCAGGCCCGGCCGAGGTCGGCCGCGATAGCGGTTTGCGCGTGCCGATCGTGGGCGCCTTCGTACACCGCACGCGACGGTGGGGCGAGCGGATAGCTGGTCTGTTCGTTGTAGTAGTCGTCAAGGTTGAGTTGCGCCCGATTCACTTTCAATGTCACAGGCGGATCTCCGTTGTGTGCGGCCGGCGGCGGTCGTTCGTGCGGATCGCGGCCCGCCAGGCGTTGCACGGCCGACACGCGGCCCGCAGGTTCGACGGGTCGAAGCAGTCGCCGCCGTCGGCGCGGCATATGACGTGATCGACTTCGGTTGCGGCGCGGGTGCAGTTCGGGCCGTGTATCTGGCATGCGTGGCGGTCGCGGTCCAGGATCCACACGCGTAGGCGCCGATACGCCTGGGTGTTCAGGCGGGGATCCTGCGTCGTCATGTGCGGCCGTGGGTGTCGACGTCGCGGGCGTGGCCGAGATCCGGCGTGACGGGATCGTCACAGTGGCACGGGACGCCGGCGGCGATATACAGCGCGTGCAAGAGATCGTCCCGGCGGTTCATGCGGACCAGCGCGTCCGTCCCGCACGGATCCGCCATGAGATCGTCCAGCGCGCCCAGGTAGGCGCGGACGAGTGATAGCAATTCGCCGGCGTCCAGGTCCGCGACAATGCGACGGATCCGGTCGCGGACCTGTTCGGACAGTCCGCCCCAGTTTCCGAGCGTGCCGGCGAAACAGTCCGCCCATAGTTGCCGGGCGACAGGATCGCCGGTCGCGCGTTCCCCGTTTTTCGGTTCGACGGCGGCGCGTAGGTCAAAGTCCAGGACTGTCGCGAGCGTGACGGCCTCCGCCCACACGATCGGCCGCTGGCCGTTTTCGATCTTGTTGACGGTGCTTTGGTGCCAGGAATGTCCGTGCCCGTTCATGCGCGCGGCCAGTTCGGATTGTGTTTCGCCGGTTCGCGTACGGCGACGTTTCACGATTCGTCCGAGGCGTTCGCTCGCGCTATCGGCCATCAGTCGCGGTCCAGCGCGGCGCGGGCGCCGGCGAGTCCGCGCCGCGCCCGTTCGCGTTCTAAGTCGTCCAGCGGTGACGTGTCCGCGAGCGCGCCGGCGGCGTGGTAACGGCGCGCGGCCGTGTCACGCGTCGACGGCGCGTCACGCGCGTCACGCGCGTCACGCGTCACGCTTGTCACGTCAGCGTGACCAGGGGGTGCCGTGACAGGGGGAAACCCCCCTAAAGGGGTTTCCCCTGTCACGCCCCTGTCACGCCCCGATTCCGACCAGGATTTTTCCGCGGTCCAGCGTGACGCGTCACGCTCATTTGTCACACCGTTGTCACGCGCGTCACGCTCCGGTGTCACGCCGTTGTCACGCTCGCGGTGGCGCCGTTGCCGTTCGCGCGCGGCGACACGCCGGCGGCTTTCGGGCGATTCGTCCACGGTCAGCGCCCACGTTTCGGGGCCGACGCGGGACCAGGCGCCGACGTCCAGCGCGTGGCGGGCCACCGCGTCCGGATCGGCGCCGTCGGCGCACACGATCACCAGTGAGACGGTCACAGGACGATCCCGATACGGGGGTGGCCCATCTCGCCGGCGTGACGTTCGGCGGGCGCCCAGGCGCCAAATTCGGCGCCACACGTGGCGCAGCGGTAGCGGACGCGGGCCGGGTGCGCGGTCGATGCCGGCCGGCGTCCGTCCGTGGACTTCCGGCCCGCGTCCGGCGGGACGCTAGCTGGCCGGGCGAGATCGCGGGCGAGTGCGGCGACGGCGCGGGCGCGCAGTTTCGGCGGGAGATCGGACAGGTTCACGCGGGGCCGCCCAGGAGTCGGGCGGGCGCGCACGCTTCCAGGTACTTCGCGAGATCGACGCCACCGTAGATCGCGGCTAGCGGTTCGTCGCCGGCCCACAGGATCAGCGCCCCATCGGCGCCGCGGCCGTGGGTCCACGGGCCGGCGGGGATCTGCGCGGCCAGTTCCGCGAGTCGGAACGCGGACGGGTCGTTCGGGCGGAACGCCCACGCTAGGCGGCGGGCGAGATCGTCCGCCGCGTCGTCGTCGTCGCCGTCGAAGATCATCGGGGCAGCTTCCGCACGGACGCCGGCGGCGGGACGATCGTGACGGGCCAGCGCGGCCAGCGTTCGCGGTGGCGGGCGAGACGGCCCAGGAGCGCGGCCAGGTACGCGGTCACAGGTCCAAGTCCTGTTGTTCGTCGGGGACGTGCATGGATTCCAGGTAGTCCAGGAGTCGGTCCGCTTCGGCCGTGGTGAGTTCCTTCGCGGATCCGAGATCGTCGCGGCCGATCACTTCCCGAGTCAGGGTCAGGCGGGCGGCCCGTTCCGTGATCCCCCGATCGCGAAACAGGGCGTGCATGCGGCGCGATTGCGTCGACGTGATCGGATCCGGCGTGATCGGATCCGGCGTGTCCGGAATCAGCGCCTGCACGGGTTCGGGTGGCGGTTCCAGTTCGTCGGGAAGCGGTGGCCGCGCCGGAATCGCGGGAACGTCCGGAGTTGCGGACTGTTCCGACGCGGCCACCCGCGCCGGCGTGCGAGGACCAGTCGCGCGCCGGCGCCGTTTGGTCCCGTCCGGGCCGGACTGAGTGTTAGCCGACACGTCCGGCCCGAACGGGACTTCCAGTACGTCGTCCGCTTCTTCGATCGCGCCCAGTCCGCCG